CGCACGGACACTTTGGAGGTCTTGCTTTTAGCATCGCTACCAGTGGGGATGTGAGCACAATTACATTTTCTGGAGCAAGTGCTGGTTTCTTTGATAGTTTAAGCCGACTTAGATATCCAGTAGGAATGCTGGCTGGCTCTCGATTACGAGTTATCGGAGGAGGAGACTACGAGCAAGATGATTTTGGGTTGGGTCATATTTACACCATTGTCGAGAACAGTGGAACAACCATCAAAGTCACTCCTGCAATGAAAGAAACAGGAGCCTCTGCAAGTGGAGACAGTCTCGTCATAGAAAGCCTTGCGACTCCAACCCTCGATTCTGGAATGGCATACGATGATGGAGCCGATGCGTCTGATGAAACTGTTCTTACAGACCAGTTTGTTGGACTTGCTGCTACTCTTTCTGTTCCAGAGACAACAGTAGAGGTTCTGCGCAGTCATGTAGTCGGTGTTGGCCGAAACGTAGTGGTTCAAGAACCTCAAAAGATGGTGAACTCAGGTGGCTCTCTTGAAACCATGATGCACAGTGCTCGTTGGTTTTATTATGCTCTTGGTGCTGAGGCAGTAGTAGCACCATCTACTGTAAAAGCAACAGTATCACCTACAGCAGCAGCAATTGCAGCAGGAGATACTTATGTATCGTTTGGCTCGGCTATTAGTAACGACCCATTAGTTGGAGAATATATTGTTGTTGAAGATACTGACGAAGTTGTTACTCCCTACGAAGATGAGCCAGCCGCGAGAACAAAATGGACAGGCACTCAAACTCAGTTCCATAGTAGCATACGCACTGAAATGAGGCGAGTAATTGCTATTGACGAAACAGTTTCTGCGGACAGACGTATTTACGTCGACGACCCATTTTGCTTCGACCATACTGCTGGTAAAACAGTGAAAGTAGTGGCTTTTGAAGATGCTGCTACAAATGGTTCGCCTAATTTTGATACTACAGCAGCAACTTTTGGAACTATAACCAATCGACAAAAACGCGCAATGTGGACATCAAGTCAAATCCCATCATTTGCTCTTGAGCAATCTTTACGAACTCATGATGTTAATTCTTATGGCACGGGTGGTCATAGTGGAACGGATACATACACTGGCTCTCAAACAAATAACGCTCCCGGTGATGCTAATGATAGTAAACAATTTACTCGCGTCTTCCGTGGATGCAAAGTAAAATCGTTTGAACTCAAGGCTGATGCTGAGGCAGCAGTTATGATGAAAGTCGATTTTGATGCTTTGAATGCTTACACAGATACTGGTCGTTTAGAAGATGTTGTTCTTGCTACTGCAACAATTACTGTAACTGATGGTGACGCTGCAAACGGTATGACTGCGGCTCAAAAAATTCACATTGTTAGTTCAGATGGCACAAAAAAAGATTATTTCATTTCTGATAACAACGATGGTGGCCCTGCGACTGGTGCTGTTGTTGCAGCAGGAGACACTCTCAAAAGCACTGGTTCAGTGGTAGCAGGTGCTGTTACAGATTCAGATACTACTGGTGTAGCAATCGGACTTAACCTTGCTGCTGATACTCAATCCACTATGCTGGCCGACCTAAAAGCCGCGATTGAACACGCTAATGGTCATAATGGAAAGATTACAGTTAGTGCTGTTTCGGGCACAGGTGATGGTAATCAAACAATTACACTTACTCAAGTTGCTGCTATTCCATCGGGCAATACAACAATAACAGAAAATATAGCCAATACTGCTGCTACCAATTTTACTGGTGGTCAAAAGAAAGGTGACCGATTCACGGCTCATCGTATGTTTGAGAATGTGGGTAATGGGCCTTCTGAGCGAAAGGCTGCTGGTATCGCACCAAATACTGAGAAGCCGTTCTTCTACTACAATGGAACGATTACTGCTTTTGGTATTGCTCTTGCGCAGATTACAAACTTTTCTTTGAGTGGAACCAACGGCATTCAAACACTTTACACTGTGCGTGGTAACCCTCAAGCAGAAAGCCGTAATGCCGGTGGACAATCACTTGAGCAAGTTCCATTTGCTGGCTCTCGCAATGCGAGTCTACAAGTTGAGGGTAAAGTCGAGTATGAGATGAATCTCGGCATTATCGTTACTGACCCACTATTGTTCCATGAGTTCCGCACCAACCGAACTCACGGTTACTCAGAGCCTATTACTCTACACCTTGTGAAAAACGGGGCTGGAGCAAATCGTGAAGAGGTTTACGTGGTTATTGATGACTACATCATCAGTGAAGCCCCTCTACAGATACCCGAGGATAAAGGGCCAATCAAGACTGATTTGAAGATTCTACCAAAGCATGTAAAAGTCATTGCTTACGATACACTACTACATTCTTGAGGTGATATAATGCGACGAAGTTTACATCCGGGTGGTCAACGACGCTCACCAATCGAAACAGAGTTAGAGGAAGAAGTCATCGAGAAGAAACTCGTTGAAGAAGTATTCGACCCAGAGGCTGCGGCTGTAGAAGATAACCCATTTCCAGAAGAGATAGTCTCTGATGAAACAACAGAGGTAGAGGAAGTTCTACCTGATTACAATTCCATGACTGTAGAGGAACTACGTGCGCTTTGTCGTGCTAAGGGCCTCAAGGTCGCAGGAAACAAGGCGGACCTCATAGAACGCCTATATGCGGAAGAAGCCCCCTCGGAAGAGGCTGCTGAACCCGTTGAAGATGCCCCCTCCGAGGAGGTAGCATCAGTTGAGGAGAGCACCGAAGAAGGTGAAGTAAGTGAGTCTGGAGGAAATGCAACAGAAGAAATTAGTAAGTGACGTGAACGCCCTATTGGTCCGCAGTGCAGCGGAACCACACGACATCCCTATCGGGGATGACGAATACCTTAGAGTATGGGTTAAGCCCGTCACGTTTCTCCAGAAACAACGAGCCATCAAGGAAGTAGTTTCCCTCAACGGAACCACTGGTGAGGTCGCAATTGACCTAGAAGGATATTGGAAGCACATGCTAACCACTTGCATCGATAGATGTGAGCCAGAAATAGGTAAGGCTAAGATGCTTTCTTTACGCCCCGATATTCTTGAGAAGATTACAGGTCTTCTACCACAACCACAGGACCTTATTGCAGGCCCTTTGGAAGATGGGGAGAGCGAGTAGAATCGGTCTCCCAGTTTATGAGAGGTAAAAATAGCGACATGGGTTTAATCATGGAATCCATGCAGTATCTTTTGATGAAACACTATGGTTTGAGCATGTCTGATTTGAAACAATTAGACGAAGATGAGTTTGAGCAAATGTTCGCTTGGGCTGCTGCTGCGGAAGAAATCAAGGCAGAAGAAATAGAGAAAGCAACCGCAGACTCCAAGAGCGGTGCCCCTGTAGCGGGAACAAGTGGGCCGATGCCGTATAGTAAGGGGTGGTAATAATGGCAGATGACCCACTAAAAGAAATCCAAAGTCTCACCGAAAAGGTTGAGATTTACAAAGAAAAACTTGAGGATTTAGGGGACGTAGTTAATTTTCTTCAAGCAGATAATAACAAGTTGGCTAACTCTCAAGGGGTTATTGAAACTCAAACAGCAAAACTTAGTCAGTTGTATAAGAGAAAAACACAGACACTCAGGAACGTAGGCCAAAGTATGCAGAGATTGGTTGCACTCACAACTAAAAGATTGTTAGTAAGTAAGAAACAAGAACAACAAATAAAAGATAGCACACCAAAACTGACCAGATACACCTCTGTTCTCCTCAACATGACGCCTGCAATGAAAGTGGCTACAGATGCTACTACTTTCCTTACTGGTGCTTTCCAAAGCAACAACAAGGTAGTCAACATGTTAGGAAGCAGAATGGCTGTTCTAGCAGGAAGTATGCTTGGTTTCATCGGTATAGCATTATCAGTATCAATAATATTAGGAACTCTGAGTTTGGCTATACAAGGCACAGAGTCTCCTCTGTATGAAACAACATCTGCTATGGACGGCACGAGCGCTGCGGGAACAACTCTGCATAGTATAGTGGAGGGTGTGATTATGATATTCCAAGGTGAAGGAGAAGGGGGACTTGTAGGTGCATTGAACGTCGTGGCTGCTACATTTACCATAGCCACAGCAGCAGGAATACTGTTTGGGTCTACTGTTGCTTTTATTGTTGCTCCAATATTACTTGCAGTTGGTGCTTTTCAACTTATTAAACAAGAAACAGATAACTTTGCTTTAGCGATTACTGGAGCAATCTCTACTCTTGCAGTGGCAGCATCCTTTTTCTTAAGTGGATTTGTTGCTACTGCATTGCTTGGTGTTGGACTTATTCTTGGCTCAATTACTGGTTTTGTGGCTGTATTGATGGGTTACGGTTCTACAATAGAGGCAATTATTATGACTGTTTTGAGTGCATTTGCTCTTGCTATTGGTGCCATTGTATTGGGAGTTAGTCTCCCTGTCGCTGCTGTCGCTGCTGCAATAGTCGGCATAATTGTGTTAATAATACGTTTTAGAGAAGAGACATTGGCTATCATCAAAGGTTGGTGGGAGGGCGTAAAAGTATATTTTACATTACTAGGAACACTATTGTTTGGTCTTGTTTCTATCGTTGCTGGAGTTATTGCTGGAATATGGGGCGGTATCGTCAATGTGTGGATAGAAATTAAAAATATATTCATTGAAGGTTTTGGGATTCTTAAAAACAGTCCCGAAGATTTCGTTAATTTTATGTTAGGTATTCCCGGCAGAATCAAAGATGCGTTCGTTGACGGTTTCAAGGGTGTATGGAATGCAGTGATTGGAACATACAATGACTTTGTTAACAATATGGGAGATATTACAATTCCTGATTGGGTTCCAAAGATTGGAGGCGAATCCTTTTCTTTACCTAACATCCCACAACTGGCGAAAGGAGGGGTTGTGAGCACACCAACACTAGCAATGATAGGTGAATCAGGACCCGAGGCAGTTGTTCCGCTCAATAGAGCCTCTCAGTTTGGTAAGAACAACGTAACAGTGAACATTAACGTCTCAGGAGTCACAGACCGTAGTGATAAGAGAGCCCTAGCACGAGAAATTAGTGATATTATTGCTCAAGAAATGCGAAGAAACGGTGGCTCACCAACAAGGGGGCGCTTCTGATGGTTGGAATACGCCTGATTAAGCAAAACTCTGAGATTGTAAACATTGATGCCATCGATTTTACGCTTGATTTTAAGAAAAGCGTAACCCCCTTTCCCCTTCCACACACAGGTGAGCGCACTGGCTTTGATAATAACAGGGTAAGTGCTGTTATTCGTGTAAATGCTATACTCCGAGATGACGATTGTAGTGGTTTAGACCCCACAGGTAACGCAGCAGAAGCAACATTAGACTTTAGTTCAAAGGCTGTGAGTGTAACTACAACAGAAGATACTCCAAGTTATTTGTATTTATCAGCCGATAGTGGAGATGTTCCAATTGCTGATTTGAATGGTAAACAATTCAAACTTCAAAGCACACATCTTGCATCTTTATCGTCTTCAACGACTATATTTGTAAAGTTCGATACAAGCACTGCATCTCATAGTGTTTCAGGAATGACTCTTACAGTAGGAATCAACGGAATAACTACTGGAGCAGAGGTTGCTACTAGAATGAATGCTGCAATGACTGGTCACACTGGGACATTTAGCACAAATGTTACTTCTACAGGAGGAAACACCTTTGGCTCTGCTTTTACTGTGAGTATAATTAACGGTTTCAATGCATCTGTATCTGGAATTAAGTTAGTCCAAAAAGAAGCAGGGGCTGGTGGAAATACACCTATACATCTCAACTTAGGAGAAGGAATGAACTTTAGAACAACTGGTTTTAGTGGTGGTTCTACTCATAGTTGTAAATCTGCTGGAGATAAAGCGCAAGACCTCATTGCAAATGTTGCTAATAGCAATGTAACAGGCGCAATGGGGGCTGTTATCAGAACTGATGCTACCGACCCAGAAAGTGGTTTAGGTCAAGCAATAAACTATACCAGCAACACTGATGATGACTATATCATAGGTATCCAAATACCTTACAATTCGCTGGTGCAGTCAGATTTAGCATCGACAGACCCTGATGGATACGCTGTTAGAAACTTCCTTATTATTACAGGAGCAGTTACAGCAATCCAACAGGGAAGTTCTGCGAACAATCTTCCTGCATCAAGCACTTTTGATTTTAACAATAAAATGACTGGTATCAGTGGGACTGTTGTTGGTGTTACACTCACATATGATGCTGGTGAAACCATCTATGGTGCTACAATTGATTTCCAACCATTAGATTTCATTGCAGGTTTGTGATACTATGACGGTTATTGGGGAAAGAAGTCATGCGTTGTTCTTTAACGGCGTTAGCGACTCAATTATTTGTCCCCAAACATCGTTCTCCTCAACAGGTTTGAACACTGCTGGTGCAAGGTCATCAGCACCAGCGATGGGAGAAGGTGGTAGAAAGACTGATTCTACTCAAGGCATATATTCGTTTCAATCGTTCACTGTTGAAGGATGGGTTACTCCTGATTGTGGTGGTGTAGTTGCTGTAAAAGATGACTTATTTGAGTTAAGAGTAGGAGATGTTCATCAACCCGGCGCTGCATCTTTTTCTGTAAGCATTACAACTAAATCGGGAGAAGCAAGGCAGATAGTCTGTTCTACTTTTGTTGGTGGTTCCGGTGTAAAATATCCTACAAACACAGCCTCTTTCATTACAGCAGATAATGAGATATCAAAGCACACTCGGGAACTTATCCACGTTGTAGGAGCATATGACGGCACTAGAGTAATGCTGTTTGTAAACGGAGATATGGTAGCGTTTCAAAGTGTTCCAGAAGGAAGTCGTGTAGATAACAACGATAATGACCTATTCATAGGAGGTCGAGGCGGACAATACAGAGGTTTCATTGAAGCATTGCATTGGAAGTTAGGGTTTGAGCAGGGCAGTGTTAGAAAAAGAGGAGTATACAAAACATCCAAAACTCTAGGATTGTGGAGGTTTGAAGAGCCAATACAAGTCGACTCTAATCTTTTCTACATCATGTCTAATGCGTCCGAAGCAGCGACTACGTTAACTCTTGATGCTACTCAAGTGCAAACACTTTACCGCATTATTTCTGGTAAGAGTGACTCATTTACTGGAACATACACGCTACCCTCTCTTGGTAATTATCAAGTGTTCAACACTGCTCATAGCGGTGGTGCTCAACTCATTAGTATTGCACACACCACACACAACTTACTCATCAACCCAACATGCACAGATACGCGCACAGGTGAGGCTAACAGCAAGGCTCCTGAAAGAGTTCGTTTGTTATCCTTGAATGACGCAGGAACTATCACAGTAAACAGTATTCATTTGGATTTTGATACCACTCCCGATAGTGGTGCTCGTGGTATTCTTAGCGGTCGCACTGCTTACAATGCAACCAACGGAATTGCTAACGACAGCACGATGGTTTTAGTCAAGTCTGACTTACTTATTGATTCAGGTTCAGGTAAACCACTACAACCAATTGGTCTTGGCTCACAGGCTATCGACAGAACAGGTGGTATGGTAATCGATGAAAGTAACAACAAGAATCACGGATTCATCTTCTCTCGTAGAATTAGTATTGGTAATAGTAACAATCCTTACACGGTTAGTGCAGGTAATTGGTCTCACGGAGAAAGTTTCCAATCAGGACATACAGGTCGTCACTTTTACTCACACCGAACAGGACATAGATATCTTACAGTTCTACCTGAAAGCGAAAACGAACAGATAACACGAACCATGGACGGGCTTGCTGATAGCGCCATGGTAAACTTTGTTGGTCATGGCGAAGGCATTGGTTCTGCTCTTCCTATCAACAGTAAAGTTTCAGTTTACAGAGAAGCGCTCAGAGGAAAACCAATAGATGTCGTAACATCATCTACTGTTGTTCAAGTAATAAGAAACGGACTTGTTGGTATAACTGCATCAGATGATGATATTATTGCAATAGGAGGAAGTGGGTTTGATGTTACTCCTTTTCTTCTCAAAGGTCATGGGACTAAGAATGTCGTAGCGACTGATGATGTATACAATCTTCATCTTACTCCTGAGTCAGAGTCAAGAGTTGCAATATTAGAAACAGGAGACAGTGACTTTCCATACATCGAAATACATTACAACGCTGTTGACCTTCTTGGAACTACAATGGGGACCTCTGGCCCTTGTCTTATCGTAGAAAAGACTGTTCCACACGCTGGTGCTCTCATTAACAGTAAGAGGGTAGGAGCCACTATTGCATCATCTATATCTTCGGGTCGAACTTTGCATGCTCCCGGTGGAGTCATAATCATACCTGAGGGAGACATAGGAAACAATCCACAAGCGTTGGACTCTCATAAGTTAGTGGGAGACAATACAGGTGGTTCTCAAAATGAGATTGAATTAGATTTGAGTAAATTACCTTCAAACTATACACCAAGTGTTGCTACAGACCCTGCTAACAGCGGACCCATAGCAGTAAACATAAACGCAGACACTGTATCACATCCATCTGTCTATCACAAAATGATAATTCATGCGGCATCTGATAGAAAAGAGTCAATCGATTTAGGTGCATCGTCTTATAAGATGACTGCTGTATCAGGAAATCTAGGAACTACGTCTCAATCCACACACGCATATGAAGTGTATGATATAATTGATAATTTCAAACAAGACGCTAACATACATATCATTCTACAACCGTCATCGAGAACTCGTTGTATGCAACTGTCTAAGGTTGTGAGTGTAGTAGATAACAACACAGACCCAACTGTATTTTCGATTGAGTATCTACAAACTAGAGGTAGAGTGTCTTCATTCAAGCATGAGTCAACTGATATCGGCTCAATATCTGTTCTTCAAGTTACAGGTTTGATGGATGATATCGCAGGAGCAGAGGTCAACATTACAGGTGATGGCTCACCTAACTCACATCTAATCAAAGAACTCAGTCCTGATGCTCCTGTTGTAACTGTAACTCTTGGTGGCCCCGGTCAAGGAGCAGTGAATACTAAACCAACTTGGGACCCAAGTGTGTTGTCTCGATTAGGATGGTCAACACGAAAAGATTGCACTGTAAGAGTGACTGATGTCGTTGCAGCATCACCGGGTCAAATTGATGTTGTTCCTTTGAATAACGAATCTGATGCTCTTGCCTCATGGGGAACGTATTGTTTTCCACCTCGCGGACGTGTATATTTTGAATCAGGAGCAAACGGAGAGTATTACAAAACCACTGCTGGCTCCTTCTATTTCTTTGGTTCAGCAGGAAGTTTAGGCACTGGTCGATTCATCAATTCTGATGGTAGTGAATCAGACACGTATGCTGCTTGGACAGGGTTGGCTAGTAACGCTATATCAGATGGTAGTCTCATCATGCTTGACCCGTTGTTTAATGAAGAGAGTGTATGTAATGATGGAACTACAGTAAACGACCGTATGTTCCAATCTATTGGAAGTGTTACTCATGACTATCAGTTAGGAACACAGTATGCCAGCACTCGTGCTCTCGTTGAAATCCCTCTATTCCCTCAACAATTCTTTGAAGACCGTGATGCTGGCATCTTCCCCGGACCAGATAACAGCATGAAGTTGCACTTAGATGCTACGCTCACAGCACATACATGGGCACCCAATCCTGTTGGTCGTCGTTGCACTGACCTTCCTCCTGCTGACCGAGAAGTAATGGCTTCTTATCATCGTCGTTGGGTTGAAGGAGATGATAGACACGGTGTGCGCATAGTTAGAGTCGATAGGGATGCTTCACACATCTATATCGATAACATAGAACGATTACCAGACTCTAACCCAGATAATGGTCTCGTTCGTTTTGGTGAAGATGATATCCGTATACGTCGTCTGTATCGCTCAAACGGTGAGTGGATGATATACACTCAGTTGGATAGAACAAACAAAAGAATCCTTATCACAGGAAGCCCGTTAGAGGTATCCACAGATTTCTTCAAGGACTTGAAAGATGGAGAAGTTTTGTTTCTATCTTCATCTTATCCTGATGATATCTCTCCTCCTATACGAGATGACCCGTTTTCGTCGTCGGCAGGTCGTGAGTTCCGTCGCTCTTACTATCATGATAGGGCTAACGTGCAGACTCAAGGCGGCAATATTGACTATGGTCTACGTCAATATGTGAGTGCAGTTGAATTCAAGGCTGGTCCTCGTCAGAATCCACATCTTGCACGCATTGAATCTGGAGGTGCAGTCATTACACTTTTGGAACATCTTGGTAGCAATGTGTATAGATTTGAAGGAGACAAGATACCACTTGGTGCTCTCTCATCTGGTTTCGTGTATGAAGCAGTGCATGAAAACGGTGAAACATATAGCGTTGAATATGCGTCCTCTACTAATATTGATAGAGTCACAGTAATCCCTTTCAGTCATTTTGGTGGGTCAACATCCATTACTAGCACTCTCGGTAGTCTGACGCTAAGAGGGGTTACGCGCAGTTCTACGGCTGCAACATCAACTATAATTTTCACAGATACTGATTCATCAGCAGACCAAACTATAGTCATCATAGATGGTGCAGGTCTTTCAAGGACATATACTGCGAAAGGGTCTTCTAGCGCTTCTGCGTTGCAATTTGATGTAACTGGTAATAATGCTGATGATAAGGCTCTGGCTTTGAAAAATTGTATTGAGCATGCCAACGGGCACCCTGAAACAATTACAGTCGCACTTAGTTCTGATGGCACAGGAACGGGTAACAACATATTAACACTTACTCAAGTCATTAAAGGAGCATCAGGAAATACATCAATTACTGAAAATGTAGACCACTGCACAGTTACTAATTTTTCTGGGGGCGCAGATGGTGCGTGTGACCGAGTAGAGGATGGAGTTGTAAATCAAACATGGGGTAATGGATATGCTCCGGGTGGTTTACGATATGGTGATACTGTTTGGATGAATATGCATTACACTAATCCCCACGCCATCGATGGTATGTTCTGTAAGAGTCGTGGTGTGCTCAATGAGTTTGAGGTATGGAATGGTTTCAATGGAGGTAGAGGTGCAATGGCTGCAATGCCAAGAGACAGTATCCCAATGGAAAACTTCCTTATTGGAAACACTTGTATTGAAACTGCACGTAATTTTGTTCAACACATAAACAAAACAATTGAAGAAAACTACTCTATGCTTGGATTGAGTAACGCTCCTACTGTCGCTTTCTTAGACCCATATTTGAGCACAGAACAACACGCTCGGGTATTGCTTTACGATGTTCAACACGACCGCGAGTTTATCGCTTTTCATGATTTATTCATGCAGGTTCAAAGTAGTCAGATGACGCCAAAAATAAACGGACTTGATGTTGCATCTGGTTTTCACTCACAAATACGAACCAACGACCCTGTCGGTAACGAAAATAATGATACAGCAAGCAGTTCAATCACAATGGTAGGAACCAATAGTGGTGGTGGAACAGGAACAGTCATTAGTGGCGATGTTAAAATTGCTATGTCGGATTCTGGTCGTTCTAAGTTTGTTGAGGGGGCATATGCGCACAAATCTTGGTTCTTTATTGACCAAGACTCTGTTTTAGGTCATAATACTACATCAACCAGCGGAACAAACATACTGACTCGTGGTAACAACGCTTACCTCGACTACGGGTCTTCTAATGTTCCTCATCGAGGAGGGGCTGATAGGTTAGAAAACAGCGTTTGCTCAGCCAGCAGTGCTGCAACAAGACATGCTAATTTTATTGCAAGCACTGAATCAGGTTATGTTACATCATCTAATGCTGCTCGATACAGATTTTCATCTACGTTTTTCGATACACCAGAAGGAACAAGAGCCATACCAGCATTCCTGTGTCTTAAAGGTAAGAGGGCAAATACACTCACACTAACAGATTCTCGTCTAAGTAATCTCCCACAGTGGACAGATTTAGATTTCATTAGGCGTCTTAGTGTTGACCTCGGTGAAATTGGAGTTAAAGAAGGTGTAACTGATATTGAGGCTGCTGCTCGTGAAGTTGTTCGCTTAGTTAATCAAGCAGGTGCTCTTAACGGTCGCAGTAATCAACGTCGTCCTGCTGACCAATATGTTGGTGAAGGAGAAAGATTTGGTATCACTGCACGTCCTGATAATCGAACAATCGGAGTTGAGTCAAACATACCCACGGACCCAACAGCAACTCATCATCATGCTGACTTTTCTGCTACAGGTAGCACACACGACCCTGCTCCTTTCTGGAATGATACCGCGTTTACTTCGTTCGACCGTGGTAGCCACATGGGATATTTACGCGCACATCTTGGTCGTGTTGTTGTAGATGCGGACGGTAACGAAGGTTTCAGTATTGTTATTCATAGCACAGTGCCCGGAGCATCTGGTCGTAATTTCTGCACATGGTTAGACAATAGTCGCGGACAGAGTCTCTATCGCCCTCAGTTCCTCGTAGGGCATGGTGGTCGATTCCGTAACTTTTGGTGTATGCCGAACGAAATGCTTGGAGAAAATATGCATCCTGCTCCTATGCCTATCAATAAAGATGGAAGGCCATTTGCTCCTATTACTACTCTTAGAGAATTACTTCCTCAAGAAGAAGATGCTGATGACCTCATCAACAATCTACACAAAGGATTTGATTCTGATACCAATATGGATAGTGTTTCTAGTTCTTATTCTGATACAATAGATGAGGTTTCAACTGGTCGCTCTGCAAACACACTCAATGCTGAATCGTTTGAAAAACAGGGTCTTTCAGAAACTGTTGTAGAAGGTTTACGCATTGGAACTCAGGCTCGCTCTCGTATCAATTTTGGAGGTCTAGTGGCATCTGGTATACCGGGTTGGGCTCCTGACGCTGGTAAATGGGGACTTGGAGAAAATAACAACGGCGGACGATTCGATAAGATATATGCTACTACTGGTGGAACGTCATATTCATCACACGTTCCTACATCAGAAGTTAAAACAAATGAGATTGGTGACTCTTCTCTTTACGGATTTAGATTTGTAGACCACAATGGTAAAAGTCATACAATTCGATTTGTATACAGAGAGAGTGGGAAACCCTTCGTAAATGACCGCACAGTTCTTCCTAACACAATAGAGAACGAGACAATTGTTTTCTTTGATGATAGAGACATAGGACAAGGTGGATTTACTATTGGAAAAAACATGAAAGGTGCTACTTACCCAATGGGACCTTACGACCTTCCCGACCCAACATGGAGAGGTAACCTGTGGCGTGGTGTTCGTGCTCCTGAAAACGCCTATGCGTGCACTATTTCAGTATCTGGAACTAGCCTAACTATCAGCACTCTCTGGCACGACCTACCAACAGCCAGTGGTCTAGATGCTTTAGGGTGGCTTGGTTTTCCTGATTCTGGTTTATTGCTTGTAACAAAACCAAGTGGAACAGCATATACAAGTGGTGCGTCTACTGTCTTGTCTTATACTGGTCGCACTCATAATAACGCATCAGGAACGATGACCTTTACAGGTGTAACAGGTCAAACGCTTTCTTCATATTTTAGTTCTGAAACAGGCCCAGCCAATGATACAGCGGGTGACTCACCTATTCTTATTAGCCCTGCTCTAAATCAAACTTCTATCATTACTGATGAATTAATTGCTGCTGCTGTGGAACACGCAATGACTGTAAATCCTAACGGGGACGGGTCTTATTTCGATTGTAGTGATTTGTATACTGCTACAGGTAGAACATATGGAGAACTTATGGGCGATGGCGCTCAAACTGCTATACACATCAAAACATTCAATTCTAAGTCAGAAGTTACTCCACTGAGAGACCTTTTTGATGTGCGCAGAGATGTAGATTGGGGTCTATATGATGGGAGTGTTACTAGCACTGCATCTGATGGTGGAGGCACTAGCCTAAACGGTAACGACCATCTTGGAGGTTTGAGCAGAGCGGAAATAGATGCTGGTATGCGAATCGATGTTGGTTATCTTCCAAAGACAGTTCTCAATATTACAACACGATATAGAGGAACTAATGCCAATACAGCGACACCCATACTCGTAGATAGTGCAAATAATGCAGTAGATGTAAGCAACTGGCGCAGCCATCTTCGTGGAGAACTCTATACAAGGTTCCCCGGCGACCATATTCTTCCTGCTATTGATGGCCCATGTTCAAGAAGTCATACACCAGCATCATTCAACAGTGGAACTCGATACGATTACTCACATGGAACTTACTCTACTTCGCATGCTGTTCATGAAATAGCAATGCAAGCGTCTCATGGAATCTTTACCTTTGGCCCTCTTGGTCGATATGAAGCATGGAGGAAGCATGTTGCAGGAACTAATATGGGAACACAGCCTTTCAGTAATGCAGCCGATTTATCGTTTGTTGAAAAGGTATTGATATGGTCAAGTGATAAAGGATATGCTCTTGCTCAACCTCTCAGTGATTATGGTGAGAGTAACAATACTCACTATTTCGGATACATACTCACAGAACAAAATGAGTTTGCAGCCTCCGCAGTAACTAACGCTTACATCTACAGATGGGGGGATACAACCAACGCTCGTAAGTTCGATGGCATTCGTCTTGCAGGTAACACATATGGGGAGCCTCTTACATATTTTAGAGGAGCCTCTGATAGTCCTGACCACAGTGTGCCTTTGTATTTCGGTGGTGGATTTAGTGGCGTGGTTATGGATGTTAACGACGGAACTCAAAATGACTACACGGAAGTTATGAGTCATCCATATTCCAGTGGACCTACAGGTTGCGCAGGTTTACAAAACGTCGGAGAGAACATGGGCTCTCATGCGATTATAGATACTACAGCAATAATGGCTATGTTCCCCGGAACTCATGCTCTTGACCAACATAGAGGAGAGGATGCACCACCATTTGCTAACGCAGATGCTATTCTTCATACAGATATGGATTCAGGAACAGATAGTCATGACCCATCGGGAAGTGCAAACAAAAATACACTTTATGGTAACACTATTGTCTCTAAGCCAATACCTGTAGTTTTGCGCTTTGCTCATCCTTACGCTCGTTACGATGATGCAGCAAATGAAGTAGCGTATGTAATATTTGGACCGGGGCAATCTGCTCCTAAGCATTTTGAAACAGCAGTAGAGCCAAGTGTTGCATCGAGTATGAATAGCGCTGATTTGAGTGCAGGTTGGGGCAGAATCTACAGTGTAGGTAGACAAGGTAATCCATTTAGCACGGGTGATACATACTTTACAGGCAGTGCTCTTGCTGACGCTAAATTACCTAACGCTATCAAAAATGATGCACTGATGTATCTTCCTGAGGCGTTATCAGTGCAAAGAGTATTTGCTTACCCGTTCAACACTTTAAGAAATTGGGAGCCAGCATACGGCTCACCTAAAGGAACTTTTAGCCAAGACAATGCTCTTCATGGCTCTTTGATTACCAACCACTTTGGAGCATCAAAGAATACTGCTGGATTAGGGACATCTCACCCTTATTCTTTCTATGAAGTTAATGACCAAGGACTTCATGGTGTTATGTCTGGTGCTGTATATCGTGCTCTATATCATATGGATGGGGGTTGTCCAGCAGGTGGTAACTGGTTCGACAATGCTGTGCGCAAGAACCCACCACATCCTGTTTCTGGTGCTACTGTAACTGCAAAGTTCACAACAGTAGTAACAACAGCCACAGGCGGTAATACCATTATTCTAAACGGAAATGCTACCATGTTCAGAGTAGGAGCACTCGCGCTTACAGCCTATGATTATGGTCTTTCAGAGAGTGATACTGCTCGTGACGTTTTCGTTGTAGATGCAACGCGATGCCAAAACAGTGAAGAGATGGCAGCGATTATTGCAGCGGCGATTAACTCATGGCCGGGTGAAGGAAACCTAAAGGCTCTTGGTGGGACCTTCTTGCCGTCTTTCCAAGAAGCATCAAAACAAGATAGATACGCATGGACACACGTTGGTCAAATCGATAACAACACAGGTCGAGATTTATTCTCAGATGATAATAGCAGAGGTTACATTGATGTAAATAGTGTAGGTCAACTCCCACGCAGTCTTCCATCACAGGGTTGGTTGAGGCTTCTGCGCACAAGTGGAAGCACCAATCCAGAATTCATGTATGCATATTACTATGGATATAATCCAACTGATTCTCGATTTTATTTGGGGGCAAATTACAGAACTGGTAACTACTTTCCTGAGGACCCAACAGAAGGGACTAGCCATAGTCACATAACTGGTCTATCTGATACATATCAGATATTTGTCTGGACACAAACAGGTCATCATCGTTGGTCAAACGGCGCTCAAGTTTCTATAGAAGCGCAATCTGCTCCTCTACCAACTTACGCTGCTGCTAACGCAGCAGTCATGAATGTAGGTTCGATATTCGATGGACTTGCTGGAACTCATGTGCATTTCAGTGGGGTTGTTGATGCTATTGACCGCACTCGACCTATTGGTGCAATTGGCTGGCATGGTGAAAGATATTCATATCTCAATAGCCTGCTTGTAGGAAATGGTGTAAGCGCAGGTCTTGGAGCATGGCACCCTGCTCTTGGTTTCAATCCCTATGGTGTGAGCACACAATGCCATTCATTGAACTCTCCTTCATACGTTGTAACGAAAGATGGGACAGACCCTCCCAATTACACTTATACTCCTGTGAGCACATCTTGTCCTACAGGTCTTCATGGTCGTCATTATCTTGTAGTCTCATATGAAGGAGAGTTGCCTATAGTAGCAAAGGCTGACCGAGACGGTATTGTTCTCGCTGGAGATTACATAGGACAAAAGTGGAGAGCCAATGGAGATGCTGGAACTGTAATTACATCTCATAACAATAGGCACAATCTTGACCGTTATGTCGCTTGGTCTAATGGTGGGCCACATATAGATGCTCAAGTTACTTTTACAAATACAGGAATACACTATCCTCCTTTCCAACAAACAGCCACAGACCAAAACGGTGAATGGGCTGGAGCAGCAGGAAATCTAACTAAGAAAATGGATACATGCTTGTTCCCTACAGGAGACCTTTTCTTTGATACAGATATCAATCCCGGCTCTTCTATGCACGCAGATGAGATGCTTGCAAATACAGTTACAGGTATTGCTGAAACTCTTAAGAGAAGTTGCCAATCAGGTAGTGCTCCCTTCTTGACTTACGGTGATGACCCTAACACACATAGTGCGTCAAAGTATTGGGCAAATAGAAGCGCTGCAAGAAACTTCTTCCCTGAGCACGCTGTATGGAAGAGAATGGGTGGTGGTAATCTTTGCCTCCCTGCTCCTAACGCTCGTGGTCTTGGTGCTGTTCCGTGGGTGTGGAGAAAGGTAGGAGGTTCGTATGTTAAGTTTGGTGAGAACATCTACGGCAATGTTCGTTTCTCGTTTGAAACAACTAACGCTTCGATGTTGCCAATTATTCAAGCGCAGGAACTTGCTCATCCTCAATTAGCAGAAAAACACTCTTATGAAGTTAAGAATGCTCTTACTATTCCAAACGAAGAACTACAATTTCTTGAAATGGATGTAGTAGATGATACAGGTCAACTGCATACAATAGAGGGAGGGTCTCCCTTTGGTGTGGTTATTCGAGACTTTGAAGTGGTGGCAGATAGAGACACACAGGGACTTGCACCTGCTCTTGCTGGTTCAGGCAATGAACCTAATCTAAAAATCCGTTTACCTAATCCAGATACCATACCGGGCAATATTCTCGTTCGCTCAGGTTTCGATAGACTACAAGGATATCAACATGAGACAATGGGTAGTGGTGGTATCCAAAGACCTTCATTGCCAGATGCTACGGTTTTGAGCAACTTTAACAGTGAAAATGATGCTCCAAATAATGGACCGTTCTGGGAAAACGAAGGATGGGAAAGAATTGATTCTCGTCCTGATTCCTTCCCTGATAGTAGAAGTGGTAACATCGACAGCACCAATCCGCTATCTACATCCTATGAGCCTCATGATAGGTCTCTTTACTTCCACGTAACGAAAGTTGGTAGCACATACAGCACTCGTGAACCACTTTACATTAGTGGAGCAGGGGCGATTACTCACGACCCGCGCACATTTGTATCACACAGTGGTAGCGTGCTTACAGCAAATGGAACAGTTAGCACAACTGTATGGAGGCAAGAGGCGATACCTGATGGTAGATACTTCCTTGTCGTCAATGGTTTTGTGGTCTCATATACCAATGTGAGCGGCTCTACTTTTACTGGATGTGTATTTCCACCCGGCTTCTCAGCGAGTAACGGAGATACAATCAAACCCGGTTTCTACATACCTGCTGGGACAACTCGTCACTTCGCTGCTCGTCGATTACGTGACCACGCTGAGGTAAGTGGAGAGAGCCCAGATAAGAAGAACATTCAATGGCAGACAGTAGGGTCAACAACAGCACCTACGGCAGTAATTCGTGGCGACCGTCTTACACCAATGCCTCTACCTCGCATGGGACATCACTATGTTACACCAACAATGGCTATGATGCCCGGTCATCTCGCACATCCATTGTATCAACGAGTATACACTAATGCATTTGCATGTTCATCAGCAGCAGTGAAAAGTGTTGAAGATTTGAGTGGTAGCGCAATAATTACAGCAGGTCTCACAGAGGATTCTGACGGAACTGATACAACTATATTCACGAAAGATACAGTAGGCCCTCATGCTCTCATGTGGTTTTCAAGTCTCACATCTGCGCATAAACCATCAGATATACATGGTGATGGTTTCACTTTGATGTTTGAAACTAAATTGAGATTTGATGGGTATGGAATAGCAGATGGAACTGCAACTTGTAATTCTACAGGTGGGCATAGAATCCAATTGGAAAGAGGAACTAATTACAAACATCAATGGAACTTCCCTGACCCATTAGAAGTAGGCGCATATCAGATTATTATCCAACCTAACCTGTTTGCTCAGCAGTTTATGGGTAACAATGCAAATGAAACATTTGGGGCTACAGGAGCACCAACTGGCACTGTGTATCCTACACTCACAGACCAACAAGTAAACACAGTCATCGCTATTCAGTGGAGTGGTGCTAACTACGACCTTATCCTCGCAGAGGCAACAATGGCAGATGTGCGCGGTTGTGAGATTTACCTAAACGAAATGATTCTTGATATCGACCCTGCTCCCGGTCAACAATTTACAAGTGTCCCAGCACTTGGTTTGTTCAATCCGTTGGGTGTAAATGAAAGCACGTCAGGTGCGTTTACTCGTCGGTCTCTACCATATCGTCCGAATATGTTCCGTAAGGCTACACCGGGTTATACTGTGACTGTTCCTTGGTGGTCCCCTGCAATCAAATCAAGCACTATTTACAGCACAAATCCTTGGAGAAAGACAGAGCATTACTTCCCTGACGACTACTATCATTTTTGTCGAAGCACTCTCGGTTCGGTCGGCTCTCAGATTACACTGGCTGGATATCCTACTTACTATCTTGACCCTTACATCCATGAGTATAGCAGTCTTACACCAACGTGCACTTTCCGTAGAACCATTACAGCAGAGACAACAGCGAACACCACAAAAGATGCAGTTATCGCTGTAACAAACAATGACCTGTTTCCTCTTGTTGGAAGAGACTATTGGAATCACAAATTGTCCTATGTTGATTCTACAGGTAGAACTCACACAGCAACTTACTCAAGTAGAGGATATACTAGCGGTGAAGCAACAACAACCACCAATCGATTCATCGGAGTATCTGCTGATGCTGACTTCTGGTCAAACATCTCAGATGGAACAGTCTTACGACTTACTGGTGCTTATGGTAATCTTGCGCACAGTGAAGTTTTTACTAAGTCTGACCGAAGTATTGCCTCAAGAAACTTACCTCAGTTGCTTTCTGGCACTCGTGATACAAACAGCCTTCACGTCCCTGATGCTTTCTTATGTTTCTGGCACTACAATTTGGGTAGACCTATGACTTACTATTCTGATTCAAGAACAGACATAGATGATGCTGCTGTAGATAAGAGTCCTTACAATCATTTACCAGAGCACTTTGAAGTTGTTCATTATCATGAGTTTGTTTATGCAGCAAGTGATGGGCCATTTGATTTCAGAGCAAAACACTGGGACCAAGCAGGCGGTGTAATTACAGACCCTAACAGTTTCAATGCTGCATACCCACCACAAGCCCACACTGACTCTTTTCCGGGTAGCAACATGAAGTATCACTTTGGTTCATTCTGGCCGGGTGGCTCTAGGTTTGGCGCACATATGAGCACACTAACATTATGGGGCACAGCAGCGCCCGGTTGGGGTAAATACTGGGACGACCTCACTATCTACAAAGACAGTGGTTCAGATGGCTCATCTGTTACTACAGTCAACGCATCTACTTTGACGTTACAGAACCAAGGGTTCGGATATCGTTTTGGAGTCCGTCAGCCTTTCAATCGACCTCGATGGGCTGTCTGGTCAACAGCCGCTTTAACAGACCCGTATGCGAATACTCATTCTGGTTATCACCCCGGTCCATTTGTTCAAAGTGATAGTCGAACAACCACGACTTATACAGAAGGTAGTAGTTCTGCGTCTACTTCAACTGCTACAACAGCGACAACTTACACAGGTGTTCTTGAGAGAACAACTAACGCCGCAGCCATGACTGGGTCAGACCTCAAGATACAACAAGTTCGATACAGTCATGGTCGAAGAATGACCAAACCATATGGGTGCGCAGTGCGAAACATCATCAATCCAGATACCGTTATTCCTACCCACCAAGGAGATACAAACGCTGGCTCACTCACATCAACCACAGTGGTAAATCAACGTAGAAATCTCGCAATTGCTGTAACACACTACATTATTGATTGGTGGGGTAATACCACCGGAGAGGAAGTGCGCAAGTTCCCTGTGCGTGGCTTTGCTATTCGACCATCGTGGGACCCAGAAGATGCTTATCGTGCGACAGACAGAACGAAAACTGCTCAAGTGTTTGCGGCACCGGGTGTTGATTCAAGAGCAACTAGAGATTTGTTTGACCCCGCTACAGCAAAACGTGTAGGAGACCGTGGTGATGGCCGTGGTGTTCGATGGCCTACAGTGTTCAACGAGGATGTCCTTCAATCGATGGATACAGTGCGTGTTCCTACTGGTCACGTTCTATCTCATCATACATCAGAAACTCCTGTAGGAGCAGGTTACATTCGACCAAAGAACACAGCATTAGCCTCAGACGAACTCAAACGAGGAATCAGTAGCACACTCGATGTAGCAGCAGATGATGGTTTGCTCAAACCAGAAGCAATGGCTGGCTCTAATGTTGAGAAAGCGAAAGAAGCGCTTGCACCAGCAGACGAGTTCTTACAAGACCCTATCTCTCGTTCATCTCCACGTATTGGTCTTGATGCAATGACTGTTACAGAGTTTGATGGTGGTATTGGTGAAGAGTTTGTAGCGGTATCATCAGAGGCTCACAGCCTGCACACTGACCGTGCAATTGGACGAAGATACATAGTAGCGGCTGGAATCAAAACAGATACTAGAGCAGTTGCTGACTACGATTTGACGCAACTAAACTTCTCATCATTTAAGCAAGTGATGCGATTGAATATGACTCATGGTCTATGGTCTCAGGGAGGAACTCTTATTCTTGACCTAATGAATTACATGGAGCCCATCAGTGATTCTGGCTGGGGCTCTCAAACAGGCGACAGTAGTAATCCTTACCAAACCAATAATCACGACCCAGTTGCGTCTCCTGCGACTGGGACAATCACTGTTGCCGATGGTGATGCAGCGCATGGTTTGACTGCTGGGACTAAACTTACTCTTACTAGCACCGATGGCACGATTAAGGATTATTTCATATCAGATACCAATGATGGAGGAGTGGCCCATTTAAGTGCTGTAACAGCAGGTGCTACTCTCAAATCCACAGGTTCTGTTACAGCCTCCCTTACATCTGGAGCCACTGGTATATCTGTAGGATTCAATGTAAGTTCTTCAATAACACAAAACGCATTCCTTGTATTACTCAAAGCAGCAATAGAACATGCTAACGGACACAATGGGAAAATTACTGTCTCGGCAGTTCCTACTCAAGCAAACGGTAATCAAGCGATTACAGTCACTCAGGCTACTGTTGGGTCAGCAGGTAATGTTACAATTACAGAAAATGTAGCAAACACAACTGTAAGTGGTTTTAGTAGTGGAGATGATGATGCTAGAACGAATACCCAAGACCGTCTTCTTCGTTTATTGCTACGTCCTGTGCGCGTTCTTGACCATCGTCATATCGAAATATTCCGTGACCAAACAAATGCTTTGGCAGGAACTGCTGGTGGAAAATACGGGGTATACATGTATGATGCTCCTAACGCTCGCGCCTCTTCTGGACGATATGTAAGGTCAAGTAATCCATCACCGACAAACCCTCCATATGCTCCCACCTATCTTTTCGCTACCACAGATTATGCTGCTCCAACAAGCAGCGGTCCTGTAATACCGGGCTCTGAGGTTACTGGTTTCAGTAATAGTCTGCGTCAAACAGTAGCGCGTATAATTACAACCAGTAACACACTGCAACACTTCCGAGGTGATGCTTCACGAAGACAATCTGTAAAGACTGATAGGGGTGAAGTATTCCGTGAAGATTTCTCAGTTCAACCGAGATACACACAGAGTGTTTATCCGGGTGATAAACAGAACACCAGTAGTCACTCTGGTGAATCTGACCATACTGATAATGAGGTGATTCCGTGACCGCTGCTACTGCTTCTATTACAATCGCTGCGGGGAAACCATCAGCAGGTCAGCAAATAACGCTCATATCAGGAGATGCTGTATCTAGGACATACACAGCAGTAGCAGGGAGTGCTACCCTTGCATCCAATCAATTCAGTATTGATAATACCAACAACGATGTTGCAACTTCACTTGAACTAGCAATAGAGCACGCATCAGGACACAATGGTAAGATACTCGTTTCTCGTGCAGACAATGTTCTAACACTAACTCAAAAGACACCCGGCTCATCTGGTAACACTACGATAACATCTAATCTTGCAAACACAACTGTTGTTAGTTTTAGCGGTGCGCATGCACCATCACCTCACTCAGCCTCTTCTGCATCGTCTTCAACAGGTAGAGACGACAACATAAGAAGCAGTGTCGGGTCTACTGTTGAAGCGACTGTCTTAGTCGACAACGGAATTCATCATGCTATCTACATAAGAGACAGCGCCACTACAGGTCAAAACCTTGCATTGAAACGATTTGCCCAAAGTGATTTCCAAGTAACTGCCGAAAGAAGATACAGGTTGATTGAGGAGGAAAGTGCGGTTAGACTCACATATGCTGACGTTCCCGGCATCAATGATTCTACAACAGTCTTCTTTGAAACATCATCACTCAGTGGCACTGCAACACCTCCAATGTTGTTACATGGTGAATCAGATAAACTCAGACCTAAAGCAGTAGAGACTGCAACGAGAGGGTCAAGACTAACACTACAAAATATGTATGGGCGCTCTCTTGATGATTTATCGTTTACAGATACACATGTCCATGCTGGTCAATTAGCGTCTGTTGGTTTGAGAACAACTGACCTTGTTCAAAGAATCTTCAAAGATGTTCAACACTCTCTCAATAGCATCAGCGTTGGTCTACCATATACTGGAAGTAGAACAGGCTCGTCTACCACCAATAAGGGGGAATCTCATCGTCACTCAACAAACTTCCTTGCGCAGGATTTTAGAGGTGTAACTATACCTAGCGCTGTTCGATTCGTTGGAAGATACGACCACTACGCTATTCTTTATGACCGCTTTGGAAACTTCATTTACGGTCCTGATGTAATGATGATTACAGATAGAAAAATAGGAACCAAGCACGGAGAAACAAATACTCAGATTGACCCTGTCGCTAAGGTTGCAAACAGGATAATCGTTAGAGGAGATGCCATTGCATTAAACGATGTTATCGAAGCAGTTGTTGATGATGCAGAGTTGCAAAAGAAACATGGGTCTGTTAAGTCAATTACTAATGATGACCCGACTGCCACTACAGTATCAGCCGCAAGAAGAAACGCCGCTCAGTTGTTGAGGTTGAATCGAAAGGGGCAAGGTGCTCTTAGCAGCGAGGGTAACTTGTATGCATGGGACCTTGAACCGGGTATGGTTGTGTTATATGAAAACCCAGAGATGGGAGAAGTTCTCAAGCAAGCCATTGTTGAAGTTGAGCACAATCTAAAAACAGGTTTGAGTGATTTAACTATGCTATCTTACGATAGAGGTATTGAAGGTATTATGATGGCATTCCAAGATGCGAGTGCGATAGGCTCATCATCTAACGATAGAACATCTCAGAGGCTGAGTTTAGAAAAGTCAGGTGTAGGTAGAGGTGACTTACGAGTCAGAGGATTCTACATGCGACGACTCATTCTTGGTAAACTAGCAAGAACTAATACTGTTGTTAGTAACAGCACCACATATAGTGGTGCTAGTGACGGTGCTATCACTTTAGTCAACACAATCCCTGATTTACACTCTGGCTTCCTTATTGGTCATCGTGGACCTAACCATGGTTCAGATGCTGGTAGAAGTGCTGTAGGAACAGGACTAACTCCTAGAACTGCGCACACTGGACTTACCTCTACTACACTGGCTGTGACTTCTACAACAGGCTTCCCTTCGTCGGGGCATCTAATCATCGAAGAATCGATACATGCCACATATACAGGCAAGACAGCCACAACATTCACAGGCATAAGCGTGCGTGCACCAAACGGTGGTAGCATAGGCTCAAGCGGTTCTGTTCGCATGTTGCGTTCAAGAAGTCACGAAATGCGCACTGTAAAGAGTAAACCAACAAGGAGGGCAATCTGATGCCGATGCTTAATTCTATCAAGCGTCGTCTTGTTGAGCACCTCGCTACACTCGTCAATGAATTACACATTGGCTCTGACGGAACTGCTGCTTCTGCTGATGATGGTGGAGCACGCACTCTTGCGTCAATTACTCCTACTGTGCGCATAATTGATGATACGAGTATTCTCGTTGAAGGGTCGTTTACAGTCAATCATGTATTTTCAGATAGTGTGCAGGAAGTGTATCTACAATACAAGGACCCAAGCACAGGTGAGTTTATTCCTGTTTACAGAGCAGACATTCAACCGTTCACTAAGAACGCTCAGAATGAGGTTCTCTTCTCGTTTATACTGGAGTTGGACTGATGACCTCGTTAGAATTATTCATCATATGTCTTATCGGCGGGTTCTTCATGGGAGTCCCCATCGGCCTACACATAGGCATGAACCGTGAAGATGCTAAGAAATGGGAGGCGGAACTATGAGTGACCCACTAAGCGGACACACAGCAGCGCAGAATACACTTGGAGCCGACGGGCTTCGTGATGGAGATGCACTGTCTTCTCCAACAATGACCAACATGCTACAAGGTCTACACGGCAACGGTATTCTCCGAATGCAAGACAGTGCGATAGGAGCAACTCGAAACGCTACAAACAGCGGAAGTCAGCCCGGCTCAATGACTCGTGCTAGTGCATTTACACTCACAGTTCAAGGAGGCTATGTTGTTCTCGATGGTCAGTTGTATGAGTTTGGTGGTGGGCCCGGTGCATCTGTTACTGTAACTATTGGTAACTCATCTCATGGAACTGGAACTGCTATGGCTGCTGCGAATGAGCAAGCGCTGTATGTTCTATATGTTGCATCTGATGGTGGTGCTTCAAGGGTTCATTTTGCTGGTGGTTCTCCTGTTCAAACTGGAGATGGTCTCTATCCTACTCTACCTAATCAATATCTCATCGATTACAATACAGGCTCTTCACAAGTCAATGAACAAGTGACTGTGCTTGCAACTGTAAGATGTGAATACAAGAGTAGTGGTGGTGGCAATCACAACGTCGATATTTTAGAAATAAACGATAAGCGAGCATTCTTGCGCACGAATCCTATGTATATGGTTCCACTAACAACTGCTTCTCTCGATAACGATAGCGATAGCAAAGCAAGTCAGATATCGCGAGAGGCTGGTGAGGGTGTGCAGACAGCCGCAGACCTCATTGGATTAATGGCCTCTGGAGAGGCTGGTGACTTTGGAACTACAGTTGGTAGTGCGACACAACTTAACGATGTAACAGCCCTATGGGTTTCTACTACAAAGAGTGGAGGGAGTCTTGGTTATGGACCCGATGAGGGCATCGATAGAGACAGCCATAGAGGTCAAGACCAATTGTTCTTTGCAGGACAAGAGAACAGTGAAACTGCTATAGTCAGCAAACGATTGTTTGCTCGTGGAGTATCTGCACCATCCGCTGCGCAGAATACTGCGACATATACCATTACTTCCTATGGAGATAGTGTGTTTATCCTCAATGTAAACTCAGGACAGACAGTCACACTAAATCCTGAGAAAAGTGGAGGAGGAAAGTATCTCTTCCCAGAGGGACATATTATTGATGTAAAAGTAACAGGTTCAGGAAACGCTAGGTTTGACGCTACTGCTCTTAATGAGGCAATCTCATCTACCACTAAGACATTCGTTTACGAAGGAAGTGAGTGGTTACTACTAAGGTGATGATATGGGAGAACTGCTGGATAGACTCAGTCAGCATTGTCCCCAGTGTAGAGATAAGGTTCTTGCACGTAGAATCGAAGGTAAATATGTGAATGAAAAAAGAGGACGAATACTCATCTGGGAGTGTCCTAGTTGCGGTGCACTTTGGCAAAAGCCTCGTCGTAACATTGAACAATTAACTATCGGTGCGGTAAGCGGGGTGTGAGCGTATGCCAAAAGGTAAGTCCAAGAAAACGGGCGTTGTTATGGTTATCGCTATTGGTGGTAAACCTCCAAAGAAACCCGAGAAAACTTCTGATGTGAAGAAACAAATAGACCCCGATGAATATTATGATTTAGTTGAATCAGGTGAGATAACTCCTGAAATGGCATCGCAAATGTATAGAGATGCTGCTCATGGACCATCAACGAATATGTGCACATTATGCGACATGAAACTGCTTCCCAGTGGTGAATGTGCTGGATGTAGAGCCAAAGCGCGAACTCGTGGCCCAATCGCTCAAGGAGCAATTGATAGACGAGAAGGTAAAACTCAAGCCGCTCCTCAAACTACGGCAAGCACTCCTACTCCTCAACAAGAAGATGCTGAGCGTGAGCGCATGAAAGGTAATCTACGAACAGGTGCTCCTATGGATTTATCGTGGCGTTTGTTAAAAAATAAGCAGCGATGTGTTCGGTGCAGTCGACTCATTGACGATAAAGGTTCTAATGCAGAGTTACTGGCGAGTATGCGAGGATTGTGTTTAGATTGCTATGGCGACGAAAGAGGTTTTTAGTATGGAAGTTACACCTATGGAACCTTTTGACGAAGCGTGGTCTTTGCTGAAAGCAAAGAAGAAGTCCAAACCTTTCCACGGATACAACCCAAAGAAACACAGTAAGAAGGGTGGATTGAACGCTAAAGGTCGTGCTGCTGCAAAGCGTAAGACTGGCGCAAACCTCAAACCACCTGTGACTACGAAGCCGAGTAAGTTGAAGACTGGCTCTAAGAAAGCAAAGCGTCGTAAATCCTTCTGCGCACGAATGACTGGAGTCAAAGGACCTACCAGTAAGAAAGGTAAGTTAACTCCAAAAGGTGCTGCACTAAAGAGGTGGAACTGTTAATGAGTGATTTTTGTAACTGTGGACATTGTGTTGGTATGGGTGTAGCATGGGACACTTTAGAAAAGAAACTATGCCCAGAAGGAAAAGCAGCAGCAAAAAGAAAGTTCAAAGTTTACCCTTCGGCTTATGCTAACGGATGGGCAGTGCAATACTGTCGTGGTAAGTTCCGTAAGAAAGGCAAGAAGGGAGGTAAAAAGAAATGATTTCCCTTGATATGGCTTGGGAGTTGATTAAAGAAAAACAAACTTGCCCTATGGCCACCAGAGATTTGAAACTCAATACTGTAAACAGAAACAAAGCAATCCACTCAGAACATATTCAATACGGTCCACTTAATCTATCTGATGAAGATTACTGGGTCAGAGCAGCAGAGCATTGGAACACAACAGTTGATGTTGCTAAGAACTCTAATTGTAGTAATTGTATTGCTTTTGATATTAGTCCAAGAATGGAAAAGTGCATGCCATTAGAAGGAGATTTAGGTTACTGCTGGATGCATCATTTCAAGTGCCATAAAGATAGAACATGTTATACTTGGGCAGCAGGCGGTCCTATTACAGATGATAAGACATCGAAGGAAAATCAAAAGAAAAGTGGTTGATTAGATGAGTAACGAAAATAGTGTTCTTGTAGTAAAGAACCTAAATCGTTGGTTCAAAGAAAAGTGGGTCGATGTATCTCGTAAAGACAAAGATGGCAAACATCCACCCTGTGGTCGAGGTAAAGCAAAGAAGGGGAGCAAAGGCTATCCTAAGTGTCGTCCATCTGTGCGCGTAAGTTCTAAGACACCGAAGACATCAGGTGAGATGACCGGTGGGCAGAAACAAGCAGCCACTAAACGCAAACGTGCTAAGAAGCAAGGGGTTGGTGGTAAGCCTACTATTGTAAAAGGCAACCCACTAGACCTCGCTTGGCGTTTGCTTAAAGAAGATACCTTTGTTCCTATAGGAGAACACGCTGGAAGAAAAATTGCTATGTTTAACGATAAACCGTATTACATATCTAAAGAAGGGACTTCCGGTAAAGCAAAGGGACAGTGGTATGGTTTCGGTGGTGTTGACCCTGACGGAAGTAAATGGCATCCATCGATACAAGAAGGGCCGTGGTTCATCAAAGGCGAAGAAGGTGCACACGAAGACATCCCACCCCATGCTCGCTACAAAAGAAACGATGAGGGAGAAGTAGTGCATAGTGATATTCGCTCACAAGCAGGACGTGTAGGTGCACATGCAGAAAGATACGACGGTGAATATCCTTTTTTGAGGAGTGCTCGTGAAGTAAATCAATTACTATCACAGCATGGTTTTACTCCACCAATCAAGGGTGATTATCCAACAGAGGTGCTCAAAGGAGATTGCCCCACACCCTCCAAAGGTAAGTATTCAAACCAAGCCGCCGCTCAACGAGCAGCAGATTATCAGAGTCAACAATCAGGTCAACCTATCTCTGTGTATCGTTGCCAACAAGTTGGCGGCGGCGGTTGTGGCTTCTGGCATTTAACAAGCGGTTGAGTTACTCCTCTTCGTTAGATGGTAAGTTTAACGCTCCTCTTAGTAATTTATCAATAACTAGCATGCATATTTCCAGTAGGATAAATAGGAATAGTATTTCCCAGAATATCCCGCTTATGCTCATGCACGCGGCCTCTTTGCGATAATATCATCAATCCGTAGAATAGATGTTGATACCTCAGTGGCAGAGGTGATGATTTGGCGCACAAGTGAAATGGGCTCGTAGATTCCTTTATCTGCTGTTGCCATGATTTCACCAATACCATCTTCGTCGATGTATAGACCCCAATCGTCAGGACATGAGCGTAGTTCCATTACCACGTCAAGTGGGTCCATGCCAGCATTCGCTGCGATAGCAGCAGGAATAATTTCTAACGAGTCAGCGTATGCCTCCAGACACATTCTTTCACGCGCACTAATACCACTGATAGATGTAGCCTTTTCACGGACAACACCTGCCACCTTAGATAGCACAGCACCTCCACCCGGATATGCACCACCATCTTTCATGTAGAGGCATGTAACACCAAGTGCGTCGTCGAAAGCACGCTCGTATTCATCTAGTGTCTGACGGGTAGCACCACGTATAATTAGGGTAACAACATCAGCCTCCTTAGCCTTCACAGTGACGTAGTCGAGGTCGCCTATGCGTTTCTGTTCTACGGTTGTTTCTCTTTCTTGGTGAAGGTTACCTTGAACATCTTCTAACCTGTGGTAAACAGGAGTTAGTGTTATTTTATTCAAGGCAATCATATCGGATTCTTGTAAGCGAGATACAACTCCAATGTTATTCGCACCCAAAGCCTTTACGATAGCCTCATGAACTCCGTCTCTAACGAATAGTATACCCACACCTAAGTCGATTATTGTCTGCACCATCCCGCTGAGCATTGCTATCTCTTGTTGCTGAATAGCCTGCAACTGTGCAGGGTCAGTAAATTGCATTTGTATATCTTGTAGGTTGAAACCTTCAAGGCCACCGTTAAGCATGAGTATTGCTCCGTTAGGGTCAGCAGTTACATTAGGGTCGGCAAACGCTTTGCTAAGAACAAGTCCTTTGTGCACGTATGAGTCAGACATCGAGCCACCATTTTGTGTGATAACACGAACTTGGTCCATGTCTCCTTTCACTGATTTGGCTACATCAACAACAAGGTCTGCTGCTAATTGTAAATGACTCTCAGCGGCTTTACCTCTGAGAGCGGTAGAGGCTACAAGATTAACATCTACTTCATTCGCTTTAGGCAAACTATCCAAAGTAGTTTCACTTGCCATATTGAAAGAGCGTATGATTGTGCGCGGATGTATTCCTCTCCTTAGCAATCCTTCACTCAAAGCCAACATCTGCCCTGCTAGAACAACGACACTCGTTGTTCCATCTCGGCATGCTGCCTCTTGTGTCTTGCTTGCTTCAACCATCATTGTTGCCCCCGGATGGGCCGTATCTAATTCTCTCAATATCGTTACACCATCGTTTGTAATGATGGTCTCTCCTTGTTCATCAATGAGACATTTATCCATCCCGGCTGGGCCAAGCGTTGACCTCACCGTTTCTGCTACGTTCACCGCCGCAGTTATGTTACTCATCTGTGCTTCTCTTCCCGTGCTTCTTTCATCAGTCATTACCAAATCACCTCTATTTCGTCAATCAATCCCGTGCTTATGTTACGAGATTTGACCATTCCATTCTCAACCCCGTGTTTGAACAGGGTGAGATTTAACTTGCAGTCTTCAAGGCAATACTTTGCTACTTCATCGTAGCGGCCTTCACGCCATGCAATAGGCGCATCTATAGATTTCATAGAGACCTTTCCTTCTCCGAAGGTGGCTTTACATACTTCATCTAAGGGTATGCGGTTACCTGATATCTTGCGCAGACTCCACGCAGTATCAAGAACAATTGGTTCTTTCATACCAAGTAAAACACCAGCATAGTGGCAGTCAAGAGCATTCTTGAGTATAGGTAAATCAAACCCACGAATGTTGTGGCCTACTATTCGACCGCCACTTTCTATGTGTTTTTCTAGATGTGAGCCTAATTCTTTAGGATGAAGTGGATGAGTAATAACCCCATCCATATTCACTTCTTGTTTGCTAAATACATGTGCTTCCTCACCATCCCATGTTGCAACTACAACAGGGTCAAACAGATGAGTTTTATCCCACCCTCCTATTTCATACGAGAAATTGGATGTTTCAATATCAATAGCCATGTCTTTCATTCGTTATCCCTCCGTGGATTACAAAACGCACATTCTATGCGGTAACCAAGCATCTTAGATGCCCAAGAACAAGAGTCACATATCTTAGTTTTCATTCTTCTTCCTCCTTACCTCGTAGACAAGATAGACAATAACGAAAACCGCGCAGAGCAGGATTCAAACAATTTCCTTTGTGGCATATGTTCATTCCGCCTCACCGCTCCACTTTACGTGGGGTCTACCGTTGACTTTAGTTTCCTTAAACATAGGCTTAGCCTTACGATAGTGATTGTAAACTACAGGGTCACTGCGCTCTTGTTGACGACCATATACTTTGAGTAGTTCTTTCTTAGTAACCCAACCATCGCCTTTCTTCTCACCGAGGTCAATAGTCTTACAGGAATCAATAGCCTTCTTCCAAGCAGAAGCCATGGCTACCTTCTCAGCCTTTGCAGCACCAAGTTCAAGGTCACTTTCCAACCAGATGATGAGACGTTCAAAAACATCATAGAGAATCTCCATTGCCATATCAATGTGCTCACCTGTAATGTCCCACCTATCAGCAGGGTTGTATTCTTCCCCTGATTGTTTTTGTTGTAATTTTTCAATGATAAGAAGATGTGTAGCGAAGATGTTTAGGTAGTTCTCTAGATTAGGCATGAAGGATAAAACAACATCACCCAACTTGTTATCCATACCGTGAACTAGATGATAGAACTCTTCTACCGCAGCATCCATACTCAGGTCAAAGTCAGGCGTCTTGTTGAATAGTTCCAAGGCAGAGGCTCGCACTAATCGCTCTCGCTCTTCTCTTTCCTCTTTGATGGTTTCATCAAATTGAGCCCACATCTTAGCATCTATAACACTACTACAAGCGAATAGGTGTTCGCGCACAAGAGACTCTACTTCTTTGAAGTGCACAGATAGTTCTTCTGTGCTCATAATTCCTTTCTTCTTATCCTGCCATACTCCACGCATTCTACGTTTAGATACTTCCATACGCATGTCGTTATTCCATGGACAGTATAGAAGAAGCACTCTTTGGAAAAGTCCTTTTGTGAGCACGTATTCTTTTACTCCAGCAGGAGGAAAAGTTGTAATCCAGAAAGATACACGAGACTCTGTCTCTATAGTTCCATCCTTCATGTGTTTTGTTAGTGTATTACTATGACTGCCAACAGGGTTCATCGCTTGTTGTAAATACAGGATAACCTCTTGGAAGAACTGCTTAGGATTCGGTTGGAGAAGAACACTCCCCTCATCGAAGTTCAGCAACTTCTTTCCGTTGAGCAAACCGGGTTGCTCCTCAGTCGTGTATGACCCGTCTTCGTTCTTATATGACTTGAACGAGCCAATCATTCCTGCATCGGTTCCAGAAGTAAAGATATCAGACCTGATGTCTGCATGTCTTGCTACTTCACCGATGAATTCCCAAGCGATGGACTTACCTGTCCTCGTTGGTTGTATCCAGAAAAATTGCACTCTGGGGTCTAATGCGCTCGCCCACACTGGTATGCGGACATAGTCCACCACCGTGTGTCCCTGCAAGAAGAAGAACGACATCAGTCCAGCCATTTCGTTGAAAAACGAAGTCTGCCTAAAGCGCTCTACATATTCCCGCATTATGGGGTATCGTTCTACTGCCGTGTATTGGTTCCATTCTCTCATTATTCTCACCTTTCTTGGTTTCTCACTACCTTATCACACAATAAATACAACTCCTCCGAGAGGGGTGCACTATATGAAGATTCACAGTTCGGTAGTGGGGGAACTGGTGGTTCAGCGCTCAACCCTCACTGGGGCTTCGCTAGTTAGTGCTTCTACAACACGGGCTCGGAGAACCTTACCCATGCGTGGCACTTGACGCAGACAATCTGCGCACGCCGCTTCTTCGATGCTACCACATTCATCGAGGATGGCGTCTACCATCTCCGGTCCGATACCGGGTATGGTTCTGAGCATATCAAAACGAACATCGTTCGTGCTGACTCTCTTGATGGCTTGAGCACCGTGGCGACTCGCAGCCTTGTAGGTCTTCTGATGAAGTGCACCTAAGAAATAAGATGCCTCCAGAATATTGGGTGCTCGATATACGAGACATCCAAAGTCCGCAGCGATGCGTGCTAACCCACCAGAGACCTGCTTGGTGGCTTTGCTAACCGTCATTCCTTCTCCGCCTCTGGCTCTTACACCAGCGACATAATCTCCAATGCTACCCCAGACAACAACGCCGAACAACGATGCATTCGCATCTAGGTTATCCAACTGTCTCATCAAGTGACCATTTCTTAAAGATTGTAGAAAGTCTCCCACTGTCTTTGCTTCGATATACCACTCACCGCATTTGTAATCTCCAACGATTAGTTTCTCTCGTATCAAAGGAACAGGGGGTTTCATTTTCTGCGCGTGTCTCTCTACAGCATCTGGTAGAGGACCTCGTTCGTTGCTATCAATGATGAGGGGTTTCATAGGTCACCCGTCCCATCCCATAGTTGGCAACGACCGAGGCACAACCCATCAGCCTCTAACGAAGCACAGTGTTGTTGATATCCTCTGTTGACGATAGATGCTACATGATATCGTGTTAGGCTTTCATCATAATCTGCCCATTGTAGAGTAGTAATGTAATTTGTAATACGCTCTATATGCTCGTCTCGCATCTCTTGAGTTGTTCTCTCTACAGGTAGGAAGTTTCGCAGACGGCTCGCTAAATAGATAGCGAGAGATTTACGTGCATTGTGAGGAGGGTTGCTTCCCACTTGGCATGCTGCTTCCATTAGACACGGCAAAATCTTGATACCATCCATGCTGATTGTATCAAAGTGCACAGTCTCTCCAACCCGCTTCTCAAATCGGGCGCGACGGACTTGTTCGATTGGTATGTCTATGCCGTTATCGCCATACTCGAATACGCCATCTCTCGATGTCTCAGCACGCTCACAAACATTGTCCCAAGACCACGCAAGCAACTCCTCACTGCGCAAGGGAACACTCCATCGAAGAACGTGTTGTTTAGCGTTGAAGGAGTTCGGAATGCGAATCATCCTTGCCATGTCGAATGGGACAGTGGGGTCCATACAAGTGAGGTCGAGGTCCTTCTTCCAACCGTTAACAACCTTCTTCCCAGCAGCCTTGATGAGCGAAACTTCACTCCCTGTCGCTGGGCGATGCACGGTGCTGAGACGAACCCAAACGTGAAATCCATTACCACTAAACCAAACAGCGTGATGAACATTCTTCGACATCAACATCTGATGGAGTCGTCGGACTTGCTCAAGGACACGGTCACCACTAACGTCAACGACTTGTGAGCCGACTCTTTCTTTACGGTCAAAGTCAATAACAAAATGACGGACAATAGCAGTGTTGTATTCACCACGTCGTCCGTTGGGCTTGACTGCTCTAAATCCATATACAGACATGTAAGAACATTGGCAGTTTCTTTGCGCAGACCAATATGATTCCATCTCGTTGCCACTGTGAACTACCTTTCTGAATAGACCTACTTCTCTTGGAAAATCAAATGTGAGTAAACTCATTATGTCTCCTCCTCGTGAAAGTATTCTCTAAGAGTAGTTTGACGATATTCTGTTTGGTCGTCTCGTAACGAAAGTGGATTAGGCATACCTGTATCAATCCATAACGATAACTTCTGCCAAACCTCAACGATTTCTATTTCCTCATCGAAGTAGTCAGGGTCAAGTCTGATGAATATCTCAGCGCCCGGTAATCTTTCAATAACGTATCCTTTCTTCATATTACGTCCTCCCCACTCAACTCTAATCTTGATATTAGTTTTCTCTTGTAGTGCTGCTTCCAATAGGAATGTAACTGCATTTCTTTTATTCATGTGCTCGCCTCCGCTTGAAACTGTGGGCAGTGTTGCATATAATCACATCGCGCACATTTCCATCCTTCTCTGCTTCCAGAGTTAACCATATCGAACTGCTCATCAAGATACATTTTGACCAACTTACCAAGGCGAACCTTCATGGCTCTCTCGCTAACTCTTTTGCATTCCTCGTAAGTCATATGGTCTGCTGCACTGTAACGCCATCCCCAATGAGTAACGTCTCCAGTAAGCCCTTTCTCAGCGAGCAAAGCAGGGTCAGTCATTTCAATGAGCATCTTGTAGTAGGACATCTCCATTCGCATATCAGATAACTTGTAAGTTGGATTCCATTTACCTGTCTTCAACTCCATGAGGCCAAGACCACCGTCTTCATCTCTGAACACTCGGTCAATGATACCTACCAGTCGAACAGGCACTCCTTCAACTTCGGTCTCTACATCCAATCTAACTTCATTCGCAACAGGCATAAACTTCTCAGGGTCTGATATCATAAGACGAGCAACTTCATTCTTCATCATCCAATCGATATTGAGATTGTAGTCACGCTCATAGAAGGGCTCATCACGATTTTCCTCTCGTCGTCCCTCAACCAGTTCTTCTTTGTTAGGAAGAAAGCCGCGCAGTGTTGTTTCCACAGAACGGTTGTTGCCTGAGAGAGCACTCTTGCGCAAGTCTGAAAGTATATCTGTATCAATACGGTCGTAGTATTCTTCTATGGCTCTATGAACATCATCTCCTATAATGAGATAATCATGCATCTCTTGCTCAACGTCATGAATTTTACTGAGAAACATTTGCTGTGCGCACCACTTAGTAGATGTTAGTGTGGACTTACTAACACGGATGATGATTCCATCTTCTCCCATCTCAGGAGTCCATGCGTATGAAGACCCATCAGGATAAATGCGATTCATTCTTCTTCCTCCAAAAGCATATGGTGTTGTAGAAAATAATTTTCTTCCCACTTGGTTGTGTAATTACCTCGGATATTTTTGACCACAAAAACAGTTACATTTTCTTTGTATTGCATAGGCTCTTTTTCTGTTATGACCTCTACAATCTCAACAATAGTTTTCACATGTCTGTTCTTCCATTTTGTTCCTAGCATCATTCTTCCCCCAACATCTTAGTTAGTTTCTCGATAACGACATAACGAGAGATGTGTGGTCCTTGACCCTTCTTGTAGAAGGAGATAACTTCCCTCAGTTGATTTTTCAAACCATCACATCGGCCTCTGTAATAAGCCTCCTTTGCTAAGAGTTCAGTCAAATCATCCTTGGTTATTTTTACTGTATCATAATCGCTCATTCTTCTTCCTCCTCCATCATCATACGAAGTAGTATCAAGTATCCAATAAGGTCGTCAACGATGTCGATATCACTCTCGATGCTGTCGTTACCACGAGCAAGACGAGATAACTTATCATCGATGCGAACACGAATGCCTGCTTGTGAATCTAACTTTGAGAATACGCGCAGGGGTTGTTGGACACTATCCCCATACTGTTCGTTTTTTATTTTGAGCAGATTTACTACACGAGCAGCAGTTTTAGCGACGTGGTTTGCGAAGTCAGACATTAGCCCCACCTCTTGTTACACTCACGACAGAGTTGAGATATTGGATGTAGCAAAGATGGTTTGCCACATACAACACATCTTTTCATACCGGGCATTTACCATCACTCCATTCGTCTATCGTCGTCTGTCTTGTCGTTCCTGTTTTCATTCCCCATTGGGTTAATTTCTTCTGCAATTTACCACCATCCGTAGTTCTTTGGTCGTGGAGCACCAAGCGCCCCATCAAGGTCCCATCCGAGCACTTTGTAAATACCCTTCAACTTAGCCCCAATCATCTTATCGATGATGGTGCTTGTATCTAACGTGAACCCTGAAACCTCACTTGGTTCACGAAACGCGATTGTTTCTGTCGGCTCCATACCTCCCGGCACTTTATCGACATAAGTCCACTGCACTGAGTCTCCTTCGTCGAAGGGGTCGTATGCTATGTTTCTGTTATAGTAATCAGCAGCCTTGCTTGCACCACTTAACGTCTTATACTGTTTGATGGGCATACCAAGCCTTGTGCTCATGGTTACCTCTTTCCAATCTATGTCGCCACTCTTGATTTTGCGCACAATAGGAAGAACATGTTCTCTGATGTCTTGTTCAGATGCACCATCGAATATCATATTCAGAACATCTTTCTGAATGCCCTTTGTTATTGGAGCCAGAGCAGACCCTTTGAGGAAGTTGGCACTCTTAACTTTTCCAGCATCCTCTACAGGATAAGCGACACGTCCAGCGTAGGCGTTTGCTCCAACTAGAATCCAACGTGGCATCCATGCCTCTAATTCAGCCACCAATTCCTTGTTGCCTGTAGTTTCTTGAACCACCTTTGTGATGGCCTCAGCAAGGTCCTCGGCTTCTTCTTGAGGCACCTTGATGAAGGCGGAGTCTGTGAAACCGTAGAGGGTCTCGTATCCCATATCTGTTGCTACCTTATCGAGTAGACGAATACATCTACGTCCCTCGCTAGTAATAGTGTGAGCGATATCAGCATCAGCCCATCCATATCCTACATGAGCCGTCATACCATACAATGATGCCATAACACGCTTGACCGCAGATTGTGTGGTATTCCATGCAGCACGTTCTGAATCTGTATTTGCATCTCTCATTCGTCGTTTACATTCAGCACGATAATCGAATAGGTAATCAACTACTTGGGGAAGTATGCCCTTTTGAGTTTGGTCCCAGTAAGACCCGTTATCTAATTTGATAATGCCGGGTCCGGGCTCGCTTCTCTTTGTTGTATAGCATAGATTGTATCCTGTGATGAACGATGGATACATCCCTTTGTAATCTATGATACCTACATTTTCGTAAAGACCGGGGTCCTTGAGAATAAACTCAGCACCCTTCAACTCCTCCTTTTCTACATGAGTTCTTGACGGAGACTTGAGTTCTGTTCTGCGCGAAAGTAATCCACGAGCGAACTTTGTAACATTCGTTGTTGATTGCATGCTTACTCCACAGAGTCGAACCATCTCCACATAGAAGTCTGTAACATTGCGAGCCTCATCGATACCTCTGAGTAACTCTGTATCAAGAAGACAATAGTCAACGAAGTCTCCCCAGTATTCATACCATCCATTGTGGACACTCATTCCCTCTATCTCCTCAGTCAACTTAGAGCCAAGTTTGAGTTCCTCTGCAATAGTGTTCAGTTTTAGATTCCTTAATTGTCCTCCTCCACTGTCTTTCCATACTCGCTCAAAGCCAGTTCCTGTCTTCTCACGAGCAGCAGTATCAAACTGCCAACGTCCAGCAATAGGTTGGTCGGTAGGGTAGTAGGAGTCCTCTCCTCTCTTGGGTCTGCGCACGAATCCTAATGGACTCAAGCGATTGGATTTATTGATTCGATTGATGAGGTGTGGGATATCAAAGAAACATCCTGCGTGAGCAATCATCATGTCTGGGTCTCTTTCGTGAAGAAAGTCGATGAAGTTCTCATGCAACTGCTTCTCACTGAAACACAGATGTAGTTCATACTCTACATCGCGAACCTTTCTACGATGTAGTTCTCTGCTTCTCCCTGTTAGAGGATAAGGGCAGTTGGTTCTCTCATCAGCCCATGCAAATACAACAGGCATATCGAGGTCGCTATCAATGACTGCAATGACCGTCGTGAAGTTATCATCACCTGTATTGCATTCGATATCATACCACCACTTACGAGGCTTCCAGTCAGGCATCTCAGGAACATTCTCCATGAGCCACTGGTCAACGAAAGGTATGTCTGCTTCGTATGTCTTGTCGAAGAACTTACTCATGCGCGTAATGTCGAATGGGTTGTCTGTCTCAATCTTGATGAGTGGTGTCTTATCCAACCCTGTTGCTGTTATGTCCTTGCGCACGGCTGTTCCGGGGAACGACCGCTTGAGTCGCTCTAGTCGGAAGTCAGGTGTGTCCGCAGGCACCCAGAAGTAAGGGTGGAACTCCTCTCTCCTCTCAATGAGGTTACGGTCTTCATCCCTGTATCGGGAATAAATAATCGGGCATTCTCCATCTCTAAATATTGTATCTACTATCATCAGTAATCATCCCAGTCGTGTATCAGTGGGTCGGTCTCAGATATCCTAAGTATTGCATCACAGTCTAAACAGATGCAAGCCCAACCGTTAATCGGGTCAGCATCAGGGTTGTTGTATTGACTATAGTAGCACTCGTGCATCTTCTCCCATGTGATGTTTCTACAATTACATTCTTCATCTTCTATCTCATTCTCTTCTTCACTCATTTTATTCCACCTTCTCTTCAATTTCAAATGTAATGTGTTGTTTAGGTCGTCTATTTATCCATTGAACAGTAATACGGTTGTAACTGTTCTCAAACTTTTCACTCAACCCGTATGGGCCAAGTAGAATCTCTCCTATGTATTCTATGAATTCGTTATAACGTGAATCTTCATCAGGATATGAGTCACTCATAAGAGGTAGACGAATAATAACTCCTGTTTTACCTAATTGAATATTATGCGATATGTATCTATCGGACCCATTGGGCTCTCTTAACTGATGTTTTATCACGCTCATCAATAACTTCCAATCAGGGTCGGTGAATGGACTTCGTGATAAGAAAAACCATTCTCTATGTGACTCGTTACTTATGCGTGTTATGTCTGAGGTTGTAATTGTCCATTTCATTTAATCACCATCTTGGTCTAATGCAATCAACAGGAAGTCCTTGTCCACATGGCGTAGAACCATGATGAAACCATCACTCGTGAACACATCTACAGCACCAGTAGGAACTGTCGCCATAAGTTCAGGAAGCCACTGTCCAAACACCGAAGAGGAGTCCTCCCCATCATGTGTATGAAGGTCAGTGGCTACACTCATGCGCACCCCTCCTTTCTTACCTGCTTCTACAATGAACTGTCCTTCTGACGAATCATACTGTGTCGTGTAAATCATGTCTTTACCGACAACCTTCTGCATACCTGCAATCTCTCCTAACCACTTGGAAGTGGTGGAGAAGTATGTCTTGAGCGCCTTTCCTTTGAAGGACTTCCACTGTGTGTTCTCTCCGTCTTCAACTAGAACATTCATGTCCTCTATGTTGAGACCTGAGCGTATGTATTTAGAACTAGGCACATCGATGCTACTCATCCCACAAGAGACCTGTAATCTGTCCGGTCTCTGCCATAGTCGAACAAAGGATTCCTTAGGTTGCACCTTTAGGAACGATAGCACAGTGTCGATATCAGAGAAGAGAATCTCTCCCTTCTCCTCTACGTCACATGCCTCAGACCTATACAGTAGGTGTGTGGGTGTCCCCACTCCTCCTCTGAGAGTCGACTGTTGGGCAACAGCCCGGAGGTCACCGACCCCCGGACCGAAGCCACTGAGAAAGGACTTGAGTAGTCCTCCGCTGATGTTGACTCTTGCTCCCATCAGATTTCACCGCGCAGTTCGGGTAGTCCGTGCCACTGCGCAGGTTTTCCTGTCTGAGTGACCATGACTGTGCGTCTCTGGTCTACAAGGTCAGAGTTAGTTCTCCACTTGTGGAACTCAGCCTCGTAGCGAACCTCTCCAGTCTTAGCACCTGTATCATCACGAACAGGAGTTTTGTGCATGCACACAATCTGATGAAGATAGTTGCCCATCTGCTTCTCCCAGTCTGGTTTGTATTCACCAGATGGTTTGTGACCATCGTATTCTTCTTTGAGGTGAGTCTCCACGAAAACGCGAACACCTTGACTCATTAGTTGACGACAAAGAGCCGTGAGCATATGGAATCTGGTAGAACGTATCTGCCAGTTGAATCGCATACCCACTTTCTCATGAGGTTTGACTTTCGCTCCGATACCATCAGGAGCAGTGCCAAGGTCTTCGATGAACATGCAGTTCTTTGCTACTGTATCCCAAAGGTCAAGCGCTGTAACCAGCACAGTCCCTAGTTTGGGTCCAGTGTAATCAGGCTGCTTCTGTCGCTCTGCCCAGTCAACTGCTTCGTTCATGATATCGATAACTCTCTGGTGAGTGTTAGGATAGTGAACCGCATCTCGTGTTCCCTTTTGAAAGACCCATGGGTTTAGCGCACGGATGTTGTGCATCTTGTCTCTGTAGTAAGAAGAGCGTAGAGTCTTCCCGCCATTATCGAAGTCGACGATGAGTATGTTCTCATCATCTTTGATGCTATCAAGAACGATGCCTGTCTTGCAAGTGCCTTCGTGACCAATGATACCACAGAAGACAGCAGACTCCGTTACTTCATTCGCGGCGCTCTGAATCTCTCCCCAGATTGAGCCTCCCGATGTAGGAGAGGGAGGGGTGACCGAAGCCACCTCCTCCACTGCTTCCTCCTCTACAGGAGGGTTCTCCTTGAGGTTTTTGAAACCAGCCATTACTGACCGCCTCCGAACTGTCCGAGGCTTGTGTTGCCACCTTCTCCGCCAGCGATTGATAGGCGAGGAACAGCATAGACACCAATTGCCTTCACTGTAGGTGTATCACCCTCATCGTTTCTCCTAAGGCCCAAGCGACCAAAGATGAGCACAGTAGATTTGACTGCGTATGGTTTCCATCCGTCGTCGCTCAAGAAGTCGAATGCGTGGTTGTTCTGAACAAGATGTCCATGAACTCTCACACTAACTTCACGTCGATACATGTTGTTAGCAAACTCGCGCTGTAGAGCAAAGGAGGATACGCGCATGGTGTAATCCTTACCTGTTGGGTCGTAGTCACTGTCCCATCCTGTGGCGTTGATATCTGTGACTCTTCCCTTGATGACTACCAAAGGTCCAACCTTGTTATCAATACCCGCAATGTGCTCAGACTTATCTTCGTAGACATCCATCAAGTCAACCATGTTTTCAACATAGCAGTCAAGTGCAGTCATGAAAGTTTCAGGCTTGAGTAGGCCACGGTCTTCCTCGTCAACGAAGTCGTTTGTGTAGACAATGTTGTCGAAGAACTTGTTAGCCCCACTGTAGGAATCTTCCCAGCCGGGGTTTACGCTCTTACGCTCACGCACCTTAATTCGGCATGGTTCACCGATGCGAACAGTCTTGCTTACAGATTCAACATCGCTACCTGTTACAGTAATGCGCAACACTTGCACATCATCCATTAGGTCCTCTTGGGTGTTACCCGCAAACCTGTATACTCGTGACCATAGAACAGGTCCGATAGGTTCACCGTGTCGCGCCCAATCTGGGTTGTCTTGTAGCAGAGCAAGGGTCATCCCGTTATCCCGAACAAGGAACCACGGGTCAACGCCTTCCTCAAATCGGTCTTGTGTTGAGGCGACCACTCCGTTTGCCTTCTCTAGCATCCACACGCCATTCTCTACGAATGCTCGTGCTACCTTTCCACTTTGGATTGCTGCGTTGAGGTCCTGCCTCGCAGCAATCAATGCAGTCAATCTTTGCACTTCACGCTTGTCTCTTACCTTTGGCTCAGGGCCAAGGAACATTCCTACAAGTTCAGATGTGTTTGCTCCACTTGAAGTCATCACACGCTTCTCTACTACGAATGTCTCCGCAGCGTCGAGGATGAAGTCCTCGTCTTCGTCATTCACACTGGTAATGCCGAGTGCATCTGCGCAATAGGAGAGGAAGTCGGCCTTCGCCTCATCCTCCGTCTTGCCGTGCAGTTCGGCCCACCAGTGCAGGCGTTCCAGCACATCTGCGCTGAGTCCACCTTCGTCGTTCTTATTTCCATTCAATCCGGTCATTTCATTCACCTTTTCCTTTGTTTTTTTCGTTCACCCCACGGTGGAGGGAAGCCATCGTGCCCACTAACCAATCTATGAACCCTTCGTCACCGAGGGGCCATTGGTGTGCGGCCAAGACTGCGTCTCCCCAGACGCGGGAATATGTGTGGAACTCTTCCACAGTCATCAAGTCCCCGACCATGTCGCGGACCTTATCGTGTAATTGTTTCAGCATGTATACTCTGTTTGAGCCTCGTGCTGAAAGATGTAGTAGTTCTGAGCGAAGGTCTTCCCAGAGACCTCCAGCAAGAGAGAGTGCTGCGTTTGTTGCAGCATCATCTCTTACAAGTCCAACCCATTCTGATGGGTCGCTATAGTGAAGTAGTTTTGTGAGAACACGCATGTCTCCTTGAGCGATAGCAAACGCAGCGCGTCTTTGCTCGTTGGTTGCATCATCTCTCACTCTTGTGATGAGTTGCCCCATCTGAATATCAGTGTAGGCAGGGAAACCAAGATGGTAACACCTACTCTTTAGAGCAGGAATAATCGCATTCTCATTATTTGCTGTAAGGATGAAGAGAGCGTTTCCTGTCTCCATCATTCGACGTAGGGCTTCTTGAGCCTGCTTCGTGAGACCATCAGCCTCGTCGAGAAGAATCACTCGCTGTGAGAGAGAGCGAGTGGTTGTGAGTGTTTTGAGATGAGTGCGCACCATGTCGATACCTCTATCGTCACTAGCGTTCAACTCGTGAATCTCGGCGTTCAGAGCACGAGCCAAAGCAAGTGCAAGTTCAGTCTTACCCCGACCGGGAGGTCCAGTGAATAGGAGGTCGGGCACCTCGCCCTTCTCCAACATCTTTCTGACCTTCCCAATCGGGTGGTGTTCATTGTTATATCCAATCATTTGTTCTATGTTCATTCAATCACCTCTCTGCGACAAGCAGGAGTATAATGCGGATGGCCCCATTTATATAGAGATATAAAATTATCAATATTATTTTATTATTATTACACAATAATAATTATTATTCTTTTATGATAATAAGTCAATAAAATC